CAATCATTTATGACGGAGTTTAATAATGGCAAGAATAATTGAAGAGCGTACAGAAGTAGTTGAAGACCAAGAAGTATTAGAGAAAGAAACTCAAGAAACCCAACAAGAAGAAGAAGAAGGGACAAATCTTGAAGCAGACGAAGTAGAGTTACCACAAAAGTATCAGGGAAAGAGTACAGCCGAAATCATACGGATGCATCAAGAGGCTGAAAAACTTTTAGGTAAGCAAAGCTCTGAAGTCGGTGAACTAAGAAAAGTGGTTGACGATTATATTCATACACAACTCTCAGAGAAAGCACCGCAGGAAGTAGAACCAGAAGAAGACATAGACTTTTTCTCAGACCCCTACAGGGCAGTCGAAAGGGCTATTAATAATCACCCCAAGATAAAGGAAGCTGAACAAATCAGCAACCAATATCGACACTCAACAGCCTTGGCTGAACTTCAAAGACGACACCCCGATATGCAGGGGATTTTGAAGGACGGTAAGTTTGCTGAGTGGATTAAGGGTTCTAAGATTAGACAACAGCTTTTTGTACAGGCAGACCAACAGTATGATTACGAGGCCGCAGATGAGCTTTTCACTACGTGGAAAGAACGTATGCAGGTAGTAGGTCAAACTGCCGCCAATGAGAAGAGTGAACGTAAGAAGGCTGTCAAAGCCGCCTCTACAGGTAATGTACGTGGCAGTGGTGAACAGTCATCTAAAAAAGTCTATAGACGTTCTGACATTATTAAACTTATGAAAGAAGACCCAGAACGATACATGAGTCTGTCTAATGAAATCATGACAGCTTATGCTGAAGGGAGGGTCAGACAATAATAAATTATTTTAGGAGATGGTCAAATGACTGATTCAACTTATCCCGCAACAGGCGGTTTTGTAGACAACACTAGCGCGGCTACTTTTATCCCCGAAATTTGGAGTGACGAAGTTGTTGCCGCATATCAAAAGAACCTTGTACTAGCTAACCTAGTCAAGAAAATTTCCATGACTGGCAAGAAAGGTGATACCCTTCACATTCCTAAGCCTGTTCGTGGTGATGCACACGCTAAAGCAGAGAATACTGCTGTTACTGTTCAAAACGCTACTGAGAGTGAAGTACAGGTCACTATCAACAAGCACTTTGAATACTCTCGTCTGATTGAAGACATTACTGAGACTCAAGCACTTGCTTCTTTACGTCAGTTCTACACTGGCGATGCAGGTTACGCTCTAGCCAAGCAAGTAGATTCTAGCTTGTTTGAACTAGGTAAGTCTTTCGGTGACAACGGTGGTGACTACGTTGGTACTGGTTCTTGGTACATTGATGCCTCAACTGGTCTAACTGCTTATGCCGCTGACACTGTTGCGGCCGCTGATGTATTCAGTGATGAAGGTTTCCGTGACTTAATTCAGAAGATGGATGATGCTGACGTTCCTATGGACAACCGATGCCTCGTAGTACCTCCTTCTGTTCGTAACGAAATCATGGGCCTAACTCGCTACTCTTCTAGCGACTTTGTTGATGGGCGCGTAGTCAACAACGGACAAATTGGTAACATCTATGGCATTGACATTTTTGTTTCTTCTAACTGTCCTGTAGTTGAAGCCGCGGCTGACAACAGCGCAGGTGGTGACATTAAACAAGCTATGTTGTTCCACAAAGATGCTATGGTCCTTGCGGAGCAAATGGGTGTACGTTCTCAGACTCAGTACAAGCAAGACTTCCTTGCTACTCTATACACTGCTGATACTTTGTATGGTACTGCTGTTTTGCGTTCAGATGCCGCATTTAACCTAATGGTTAATGGTTAATAGCTAACCAATCGGGGACTTCTTAGGGAGTCCCCTTTTCCTTTTTTTGCTTTCCAGAACTAAACAGGTGTCTTAATGTCCAACTATACTAAAACAACAAACTTTGCCACCAAAGATTCCTTGCCTTCTGGTGATGCTAACAAGATAGTTAAAGGGGCAGAGATAAATACAGAGTTTGATAATATTGCGACTGCTGTTGCAACTAAATCAAATACTGCCTCCCCTACCTTTACTGGTACTGTAACAATTCCTACCTTAACTCTGGGTGCTACGACAATCACATCGACTGGCGCGGAGTTAAACATTCTAGATGGCGTAACATCTACCACAGCGGAACTCAATATTCTTGATGGGGTTACTTCTACTGCATCAGAACTAAATATTCTTGATGGCGTCACTTCTACAGCGGCTGAACTAAATATCCTTGATGGAGTAACCTCTAGCACAGCGGAACTAAATATATTAGATGGTGTAACAGCCACCGCTTCTGAGTTGAATATCCTTGACGGAGTAACCTCCAGTACCGCTGAATTAAATATCCTTGATGGCGTAACGGCAACCGCAACCGAATTAAATATTATGGATGGCGTTACCGCTACAACAGCCGAACTTAATTACGTAGACGGTGTAACTAGCAACATCCAAACTCAGTTAAACGCTAAAGTTGCTTCTTTATCAGACTTAAGTATAACAGCATCGGCTTCTGAATTAAACACTATGGATGGTATAACGGCAACTACTGCCGAACTAAACATTCTTGACGGTGTTACAAGCACAGCCGCTGAATTAAATATATTAGACGGTGTTACAGCTACTACTGCTGAACTTAACTATGTCGATGGCGTTACAAGCAATGTTCAAACACAACTAGATGCTAAATCACCTATAGCTTCACCTACGTTTACTGGTACGGTGACAATCCCCACGGCAGACATCAACGCAGGTTCTATCGACGGCACAGCCATTGGCGCATCCTCTGCAAGTACAGGCGCGTTTACTACGCTGACTGCTACTGGCTTGACTGTTGGTGACACCAGTGCCAGTTCAGCATTAGTTCAAATGTTGGCTAACCCTACAAATGGGGCTAACACAATCCATTTTGGTGATGGTGCATCTGCTGATGCGTATGTCGGATACATTAACTACGCTCATGATTCAAACAGTATGCAGTTTGCGGCAGGTGGTACAGAACGCTTCCGCATAGCATCAGACGGCTCTCTATCCACCCCAACGCTAGGAACCTCTAACGTCCGCTTTGGTGTCAACGCAGGTAACAGCATTGTTAGCGGTGGTGAACAAAACGTGTTGGTGGGCGACGAAGCTGGTACTGCGATTACTACGGGAGCAGATAACACTATAGTCGGTAGTTTGGCAGGTGATGCGCTTACTACTGGAACTGGAAACACGGTAGTCGGTAAATCTGCTTTAACTTCTAATACTACAGCTTCTGGTAATACAGCCATTGGCAATGCAGCGATGAAAGAGAATACTCTCTCCGCTTTCAATGTGTCTGTCGGTAAAAACTCCCTCAGAAACTTAAACCACACTAGTGCCACAGATGCCTATAACGTCGCTGTTGGTAATGAAGCAGGAGCCGCAGTAACCACAGGAGTTCGTAATACCCTCATTGGTGGCTTGTCAGGAGATTCTTTAACAACTGGCTCGTATAACGTGGCGTTAGGCTATGACTCTTTAGCCGTTGATACATTGGGTGCTAAAGCAGTCGGCCTTGGGTACGGAGCTTTAAGTACACAAAACTTCACATCGGCTACTGACAACTATAACGTGGCAGTAGGCTTTGCCGCAGGTAATGCAGTAACCACAGGCATCCGCAATACACTTATTGGAGGTGTAGCAGGCTTTGCACTTACTGATGCAGATTACAATATTGCCATAGGGTTAAATGCATTAAGTGCAGATACTCTTGGAAGTAAAAGCACAGCTGTTGGTACAGATTCGTTGCAGTCGCAAAACTTTACATCTGCTACGGATACCTACAATACAGCAGTGGGCTTTTCCGCAGGTAATGCAGTAACCACAGGCACACACAATACTTTTATTGGTGGTCTTGCCGCTGATGCAAACACCACGGGATACTACAACGTAGCTGTTGGAGCATCAGCTTTAGGCGCAAATACTACCGGTATAAGTAACACAGCTGTTGGTTATTCAACAGGTAGTTCAATAACCACAGGCGTTCAAAACACATTCATTGGTGGTTTGGCAGGTGACGGTACTGATGACGGAACTAATAACGTAGCTGTTGGATTTGAGGCACTATCGGCAAACTGCGGTAGTAGTAATACAGCATTAGGAACAAGAGCAGGTAAAGCTAGAACAGCCGCCAGTAATACTTTTGTTGGAAATAATGCAGGGACCTCTACTACTTCAGGAAGCTATAATACTTATATTGGTGATAAATCAGGAGCAAACGGCACTACAGGTCAGTACAATGTTTTTGTTGGTTTTGAAACTGGCGAGACAGTAACTACAGGAAGTGAAAACACTGGTATTGGGCCTTTTTCAATGGGGGCTAGTGCTGTTACTGGAGTTGCTAATTCGGCTATTGGTTACGCATCTCTTTTCAACCTAACAAGCGGTGACAACAATATTGGTCTTGGAAGAGATACAGGTAGGTCAGGGAGTCCGGGGGGAGAAATAACCACGCAAAATGGTCAGCTTATACTAGGTGACGAAAACATAGCTAACGCTTACATTCAAGTTGCTTTAACGGTTGTATCGGACGAGCGAGACAAAACAGACTTTGCCGCCCTAGACCTTGGTTTAGATTTTGTTAAAGAGTTAGAGCCTGTCACTTACTACTGGGATAAGCGCAGTAAGTATGGTGACAAACTCGCTGAGGGTTATGACCTTAACGCACAAACTCCAGACGGTACACACAAAGAGGATTGGATGGATGTTGGTTTTAAGGCACAGGCGGTTCGTGACCTTGAAGAGGCTTCTGGATATACCGCTTCTGATAATAAGAATCTTACGGTCTCTCTTACAGGCGATGGTAAGCAGTACGGTCTTAAATATGAAAAGTTTATACCTATCCTAACCAAAGCCATCCAAGAACAACAAGTTTTGATTGAATCATTAACCGCACGTATTGAAGAACTAGAAGGTAACTAAAAATGACTGAAGAAACAATAGAACGTACAGCCGAACAACTAGCGCAAGATTACTCAGCAATGGGCGACAGCGTGTCTCTTATCAACGCAATTATTGCAGGTAACTCTATGGCAGAAGAGTCTGCCGAAGACCGTCAAGATTGTTTAGATAGAAACGCACAGCACCTACAGCTTATGGTTGCTAAAGACGACTGGGGCGATGAAGACATGACCGCAGTTAATGCCGCTATTAAATCTGCGGAAGCCGCCTGATGGTCTATGTAGACAGTAAGTCTCCCGCGATTAGCACTGGAGTGCCTTGTTAATGCTTACTGAGCTTGCTATAGCTAATTCTGCATTTGCTGTTATAAAGCAAACAATAGCTAACGGGCAAGATTTAACTAGAGTAGCAAAGCAAGCATCATCGTATTTTGATTCCAAAAGCCAGATAGCTAAAAAAGCTAAGAAGAACGGAAACAAGTCTGACATGGAAGCATTCATGGCTCTGGAGACTTTAAAGAAGCAAGAAGAAGAGTTGAGAGAGTTAATGATTTATGCAGGTAGAGCCAACCTGTATGATGATTGGTTACAGTTTCAATCGGACTGTAAACGCAAAAGACAAGAAGAAGAGAAAGCGCAATTACGTAAAGCGGCTAAAAACAAACAGTTTATATTGCAAGTTTTTACAGGACTTTGCGTTGCATTGGTAGGTATACCTGTAATTATTACACTTGTTTATTCAATCGTAGAAGCATTAAAATAAGGAGATTTACGTGTCACAACTGGACTCGTTGGGGGAAGAAACGAAACAAGTAGCAGATGTAGTTGCCGCAAGCACTGGAGTATTAAGTCTGGTTGCGTGGTTGCCTCCTATTGCTTCTTTACTGACTATTGTATGGCTAGGACTGCGTATATACGAAAGTGATACAGTCCAAAACTTGCTAGGTAAAAACAAATGAGTATACTTAATTCATTAATTGGTCCTGTTACTGGGCTATTAGATAAATTTATTGAGGATAAAGACAAGAAGAATGCCATCGCATTTGAACTTTCGACTATGGCTGAGAAACACGCGCAGGAGCTTGCGAAAGCACAGATTGAGGTTAATAAGACGGAAGCGGCACATAAGTCGTTGTTTGTCAGCGGTTGGCGTCCCGCTGTCGGGTGGGTTGCTGTACTTGGCATGGCGGGTAACTTCTTGGTTATCCCACTGGCCAACTTTACGCTTGCTTTGGTTGAGTCTGAGGTCATCATTCCAATCCTTGATTTGAGCCAAATGATGCCTGTCCTGATGGGTATGCTTGGGTTAGGTGCAATGAGAACTGCTGAGAAAGTTAAGGGCGTACAGAGGGATAAATAATGGGTGCGGCAGGGTATCAGTTAAACAAAAAGATTAACAATACTGTGGCTTATAAGAAGGCTCAACGTCCTTCACCTTCTGCTGTAAAAAGTAAAAACATAAGTCAAATACCTGTACCTCCTGTTCCTATGACTTTAGATATTAGCAGGATACCGCCAAAAAACTCTAGAGGTTATCAGTATTTTAGGGATAATATTACTCCTGCCGAAAGAGCAGAATTAGATGCTTATGAAGCTAGGCAGGCAAACGTACCTCCTGTTGTTGAGGAGGTTGTTGACTTAAACGCTATGCCTTTCGCATCTACTGTAGATTCTCCTAGTATTGGTTTACCAGAGCCTATTAAAGTTATGGGTTCTAGGACTGAGCCTACTACACCTGCGTTTAAAGCAGGAGATAGGGAATGGATATATGATGATGCAGGAGATAAAATAGGCTTTACTACTTACAAAGAACAAAAAAGATATGATAGTTCTGGGAAAGTAACAGGTAGTAAAATAGTTCCCCGCACTACTTATTATTCACCTACAACTGTACAGGATACAAGACAAAGAAAAGAAAGTTACGGAACTACAAACATTGCAGAGATAGCCGCACAGTTAGAAGCGGAAGCTCCTTCTAAAGCTAGAACAGGAATGGATTTATTTAGCGAGTTTGACCCTAATCGTGGAGCTATGATGGGCCACAGTGTTGACTCTTATAACAGGCAAGTAAACGTAGAACAGCCTTTGCTTGAGGCGTTTCAAGATTTAGACTACAAGCCTTATAAAGAGTTTGATGTTCCTGAGTTAGATACTGGTGGTCTTGATTACGACAAAACAAAACTATATCTCAATTACGGTGCAAGAGGTCAGTTAGACTTTCCTAGTCAAGAAGCTGAAAAAGAATACAACGAAAAAAGAAGAACAGGGACTTTTCACGATGTTTCTGAACTACTAGGTTTAAATCCGGAACTAGGTCAGCACACAATGGTGTGGGTTAAGAATCCACCAGAGCCTAGCAAGTGGGAGAAGTTTTTAGACAACCCTGTACTACAAGTTGCAGGGATGTTGTATCCTCCTATTGCGTTAGCAACCACAGGAGTTAAGTTAGCTTCCGGTGTAGACGTATCTCCTGTTGAGTTAGCTACTGGTTTAATGACAGGCTTAGAAATGACAGGAGCAGTAAAAGCCCCTGTAAACGCAGGTAAGTTTGATTCAACAAAATTAGCAGGGCCAGTAGCACCTACAGGGTCTACAGCAGGTACGGGTTTATTCGGTACTTCTTACAATCAAACAAAGACTGCATTAAACGTGGCGGCCGCAGGAGATGCTAAAGGAGCCGCTATTGCTTTGGTAGGCGATAACATTATTAAAGGTGGTTTAGAAAAAGTAGGAATAGATGAAAAAGCCATTACAGAGGCAGGTATCCAGTACGATGACTTTGAAGCAGGTGTCAATAAAACTGTACAAAAGTTAGCGGAAGGTGAAGAGTTAGACGAGGCTCTTGCTTTTGGCGTAGGTAAATATATTGGTGAAGGCGGTACACTAGGCTCTATTGACTTACCTTCTATTAATCTGCCTTCTATTAATTTAGGTGATTCTGAAATTCTTGAACCTATTGCAGATGCATTGTCAGCGGCAGAAACAGCAGTTAGACAGGGATTATCTAAGTTTGATAAAGAGGTATTACAGCCTGTTACAAAACCTATAGGGGATACTTTATCAGCCGCAGAAACCGAAGTTAGGCAGGGGTTGTCTACACTAGACAAAGAAGTATTACAACCTATTACACAACCTATAGGTGATATTGCTGAAGACGTGGCTCAGGTTACTGGTGACATTGCTGAAGATGTAGCACAAGTTACTGGAGACATTGTTGAAGACGTAGCTCAAGAGTCTGGTGATATTATTGAAGATGTAGCTCAAGGTGCGGGTGATGTGTTGTCTGACTTGGACACAGCCATTAGACAGGCTCTACCAGACATTGACTTACCTAGCATTGACTTACCTAGCATTGACTTACCTAGCATTGACTTGGATTTACCTGACATTGGCGTAGACTTTAAACCTTCTTCTTCAACTATGGTTGCTTCTGGGGGTTTATCGCCTACACGAACTACAGACAGTCTTTTTGGAAATGACTTGTTTGCTTTTGAAACTGAGATAGGTATTTCACCCGAATACTTTGAGTATGCCGATATACTAGATGACGGTGGTCTTATGCCAAGAACTAAACAACGAAGGATGTACCCATTCACATGACTTACTTACAACTTGTAAATAGCGTATTACGAAGACTAAGGGAAAACGAAGTAGATACCGTTGACCAGAATGCGTACTCTAAACTTATAGGTGAGTACGTTAATGATGCAAAAAGAACTGTAGAGGATGCTTGGGATTGGACAGCATTACGTACAGCCATTACTGTCACTACTTCTTCATCTACTTACAGTTACACTTTAACTGGTTCACAGAATCGTTTAAAAGTTCTTAATGTTATTGACCAGACATCTAATAACTTTTTAAGCTACAGTCCTTCCAATAAGATGGATAGGGACTACTTAGCTAATCCAGACCCCACAGGCGCACCTAAGTACTACACGTTTAAAGGTGTAGATGCTAGTGGAGATAATAAGATTGAACTATACCCTAAACCAGACGGTGTATACTCTATAGACTTTAACGTAGTAAAACGCACTGGTGACTTTACAGCAGATACCGATACATTAGCTATCCCATCGTCCCCTGTAATACAACTAGCAACAGCCTTTGGTGCTAGGGAGCGTGGTGAGACAGGTGGAACAAGCGCGGCAGAAATGTTTGCTATTGTAGACAGTACACTTGCAGATGCTATAGCATTAGACGCGGCACTGCACCCAGAAGAAACTATTTGGAATGTTGTTTAATGGCACAGCAATTACAGAATATAACAATAAATGCTCCTGCGTTTTTTGGTTTAAATACTCAAGACTCTCCAATAAATCTTGACTCGTCCTTTGCGTCTATTGCCGACAACTGTGTTATTGACAAGTCTGGACGTATTGCGGCACGTAAGGGTTGGGATGAGGTATCAACTAACGGCTCTAATGTTCTAGGCAGTAGTCGTGGCATTGAAACTATATTTGAGTTTGTTAAAAGAGATGGTACTAAAATAGTATTCTCAGCAGGTAACAATAAAATATTTACAGGGACTACTACACTAGCCGAAGTTACACTTCCTGTCGGCTACAGTATCACAGCTAATAACTGGAAGATAGTTTCATTTAACAATGATATTTATTTTTTCCAAAGAGGTCATGCGGCTTTAGTTAGTGTAGCAGGAAGCACAACACTTGTAAAAGTAGTAGATGGCTCACATTATGCACCCGAAGCTAATGAAGTTTTAGCGGCATACGGAAGACTATGGGCGACTGACGTTACAGGTAACAAACATACTGTTTACTGGTCTGACACGCTTGATGGTGATGATTGGCATGGAGGTACAGCAGGTTCATTAGATGTAACTACTGTGTTCCCTACAGGCTTTGATGAAATAACGGCTCTAGCGGCTCACAATGGCTTTCTAATCATCTTTGGCAGGAAGTCTATACTGGTGTACTCTGGTGCGTCTTCTCCGGCTTCTATGACCCTTACAGACACCATAGAAGGCGTTGGTTGCATAGAGCGTGACTCAGTACAACACACAGGTACAGACTTAATATTCCTGTCTGATTCTGGTGTCCGTAGTTTTGGCAGGACTATACAAGAAAAGTCTATGCCTATGCGAGACATTAGTAGAAATGTACGTAATGATTTACTTGCTTTGGTATCACAACAGACTGACCCAATTAAGTCAGTATATAGTGCCGATGAAGCTTTTTATTTACTCACTTTGCCTAACAACTCCATAGTTTATTGCTTTGACATGAGAGCCCCTCTGCAAGACGGTTCACACAGAGCAACTACTTGGTCAGCACTAAATCCTTTAGCTTTGACTGTGTTAGATGATGGTACAATATACATAGGTAAAGATTCTGGTATAGTTAAATATAACGGTTATAAGGACGGTACAGCAGAGTACCAAATGCGTTACTTTAGTCACTTTCTTGACTTTGGTAATGCCTCTAACTTAAAGTTTTTGAAAAAGTTTGAACTAACTATTGTCGGGGGTAAAGACACCGCGACTACACTTAATTGGGCGTATGACTATTCCTCTGGTTACTCAAAGCAAAGCTTTACGTTTGGTGCTAGTAGCATAGCGGAGTACGGCATAAGTGAATACAATACAAGCGCAGAATATTCCGCAAGTATTTTGATTAACAGACCCAAGGTAAACACTAGCGGAAGCGGTGAAGTAATTACAACAGGTATTGAGGCACAGATTAGTGGCTCTGCCTTTTCAATTCAAAAAATAGATATACACGCATTAATGGGGAGATTAATATAATGGCTAATGGTTTTATGGACGCTATAAGCGGCATAGGAAACTTCTTAACTGGTACTACAGGAAGTAACCTACTTACTGGAGCAGGTCAGTACTACCTTGGTCAAGAACAGCTAGAAGACGTAGAACGTCTAGGTGGCGAGGCAAGGGAAGAATTACAGGGGCTAGGGCAACAGATAGCTAGTGATACAGAGTTTAAACCCTTTACGGTGACTACGGGACTAGGAACCACAACAACTAGTCCTACAGGCGGTATAAACGTAGGACTTTCTCCTGAACAACAGGCACTGCAAAATCAACTTTTAGGACAAGCCCAAGGTTTGTTTGGTCGAGTAGGTACTTCCCCTGCCGAAGCCCAAGCAGACCTATACGAGCAGATACGGGCCACACAGCGTCCTGAAGAACAACGACAGCGTTTAGCGTTAGAAGAGCGTCTGTTGTCCCAAGGGCGTCTAGGGTTGCAATCAGCGGCCTATGGTGGTTCTTCTCCTGAGTTACTAGCTTTAGAAACTGCACGACAGGAAGCAATGAATAGAGCAAACTTAGGTGCTAGACAGCAAGCAATGGCCGAACAAGCGCAAGCACTGACTTCTGCTAGCGGATTGATGGGGGCAGGTTATACTCCACAACAAGCGGCTTTGGATGCGTTAAAAGTAGGTATATACCCCGCACAGATGGCACAGGCAGGTCAACTAGGGGGTGCGGAGCTACAGTCTCAGCTAGAGCGTAGCGGCCTAGAGGCACAGCTAGGTATGACACAGCTAGGTACTGAGATACGTCAACAACGAGACTTAGGCTTGATGGAAGCACTGTTGGGTAGACAGCCTAATCTACAGGAAATAATAGCAGGTGCTGAAGTGGGCTTAAGTCCCGAAGACCTTTCGATAGGAGGGGTTTTAACTGGACTCTTGGGCGGTATTTTTGGTGGTGATGTTTCTGACGAAACCAATGCTGACCTTGACGCATTGATTGATTATGCGGGAGGGATGCCTAGTTTTGAAGAACTTTTGGCTGAAAAGTTCCCATATTCAATAATGCCTGTGCAATAAGGAGGATAAATAATGGCTAAAACAGATACAATGGGTTTATTGACAGGCATTCCTAGCGGTGGTATTGACCCTATGACTGCGGGTTCTTCTTTTGCCCAAAGACAACTACAGTACGGTGCTGACAGAGCCAGAGGCTTACAACGAGCTATTGGCGGTATGAGAGGTCAGCAACCTGCCGCAGAGCAGATAGCAAGAGCCTACGGTCAAAAAAGAAAAACACAGAAGAATGCTTTTGGTGATTACCTAGAAAAGCAGTACCCTAACAGTGGGCTAAAAGAGTTAGCGATACAGGGTGTAGTAACGCCTGACAACTTAAGTGACTTTGTGGGCGGTGCTGATGCAACCGCTAGGCAGGGCAAAAGATATACTGTTAGAGATGAACAGGGTAATATGTATGCTATGACAACGAGGTTTGACAACGCTACAGGCTCTTTTGATACTCTATATGCACCTATTGGCTTAGACACCCCTAGTCAACCTTCTGGTCAGATAACTATTCTTACAGAAGAAGGCATAACTTTTCAAGAAAAAGAAGAAATAAAAATTGCTACTTCTGAAGCTATCAACAGTGCTGAGACATTTAAAGAAGCTCAACTGGGAGCTTTATCGGAGCGATTTAATATTGCAGATTCTTTGTCCAACATTAATAGGGCTATAGAATTGTTAGAGTCAACCCCTACAGGTGGTCCTATTCGCAATGTTTCCGCAGGTCTTGCAAAGTTTTTAGGTACTACCCCTTCAGACAGGGCTGAACTAGAATACTTGCTAGCTAAACAAGTTCTTAATAACTTGAAGTCTACTTTTGGCGGTGTTATTTCTGAGGGCGAAAGGCAGTACTTGCTTGACATCAGCGCGAA